CAGAAGAACAAACTACCGAAGGAGAAAACGAAGTGGAAACAACTCCAACCGTCACAGAAGCACCAGCCGAAACGGTTGAGGCTTCCAAAGTCGTACAGGCCGAGGCAGCTCGTCCGCTCTATTTCACGTCACCACGTTCACCAGTAATTTCTGGTGGATCATATTTAGAACACTCAATCAAGGCCACGCTAGGCAACGAAGATTCTCGCCAATACATCAAGGCAGCAGATGATTCATTCACAACAAATCCAGCGTTCAGCCCAGTTTCTTATGTTCGCGACGTTGCAACAAATACAAACGCTATGCGACCAGTTATTGACGCATGCGGTGGAACACGTCCATTAAGCACATACGGAATGACAGTATCGATTCCTAAAATCACTGCTAACTCAACTGCTGCAACAGTGGCAGAAGGCGGAGATCCAACAGGAACGACTGCAATCACTTCTGCTTACGTCAATGCGACAGTAATCAAGAAGGCTGGATTCCAGCGTTACTCAGTAGAATTGCTAGATCGTTCAGATCCATCATTCTATGAAATCATGCTTACAAATCTTCGCGATGCTTATGCTCAGGCAACTGATGCTTATGTAATTGCTCAGATCACTGCTGGCGGAACTCAAGCTACTGCAACTGCTGCTGATTCAGCCGGATTGATTTCATTCGTATCAACAGAATCACCAGCCGTTTACAGTGCAACAAAGCGCACTGCGACATCATTCGTTTCAGGCACGTCCATTTGGGCGACGCTTCTCGGCGCGACGGATACCACTGGGCGTCCAATCTATAACGCCCAGCCAACTACAATGAACGCTGGCGGTACTGCTAATCCAACATCAATTCGCGGAAACGTACTTGGTCTTGATTATTATGTAGATGCCAACATGGTAAACACATCAATTGATGAATCAGCATTCATCATCGAGCCACGTTCAATCGAAATCTTCGAATCTCCTGCTCTAACGCTGGCCACTAATGTGCCAACTACTGGAGAAATTGAGATCATGCTCTACGGTTACATCGCAGCGCAAGCGACCTTCGCAGGTGGCCTACGTCGCTTCAACCTAACCTAATCAATCATGGGCTAGGTGCGCTCCCGTATCTAGCCCAGCAGCTCACGAAAGGAAACAGAGATGCCAGCAATCATTACAGTCGCCAGTCTTAGACAGGTTATTGGCGTCTCTGTTTCTCTTTATTCAAACGATTATCTTGAAAGCATCATTGACTCAGCCGAGCAGGTAATTCTGCCGCTATTGACTGCCAATCAAAACTCAGTCGCCGCCGTATATTTGCAAAACAATGTCGCCTACTACATAACTCAAAAGCCCAACACATTCGTAGCCGGTCAAAGTGTTGTCATTACAGGTTGCGTTCCAAATACATTCAACGGAACACTGACAGTCACATCAAATTATTATGATCCATTTCCTTACTTACCTTTCGCATATCCGGCTCCATATTTCTACTTTACGGCAGCTATAACAAATAGTGATATTACATTCCGTCCAGTCATTCCTGGCGGCGTAGTTTATCTATCTGGGGCAGACGCGGCCACGCTTTACGCGAATACCGACGCAGTCGAACAGGCGGTCACCATCGTCAGCGTTGAGATATTCCAGAGCGTGGTCGCTCCGGGTGGTCAGATTGAAGGCGTAGATTTCGCGCCGTCGCCATTTCGTATGGGTAGATCACTCCAAAATCGCGTCATTGGCCTTCTTGGTAATTACGTCGATGTTTCAACGATGGCTATGTAGATGCCTACTCCAACGTCAATCGCGACCAATATCCGAGGCACACTTGCCACTGCACTTGGATCAGTAGCTGCATCAGTATATTCGACCGTGCCAGAGGCCGTCATTCCACCAGCTTGCGTTATTGTGCCAGACGCACCTTATTTAGAAACGACGACAATCGGTAAAAGTACGGTACGCGTGAAAGTCAATTTGGTTGTCAGTGCAGCCGTTGCATATAACAACAACGCCGGAGCACTAGATAATCTTGAACAGTTAGTCATAAGCATTATGCAAGCGATGCCAACTGGATACGTTGTTGGAGATGTTCAACAACCGACAATCCAATCAGTCGGAGCATCGAATCTACTAGTGGCGGATCTCGCGGTCAGCACTTACTACACTCAAGAAACTATCTAAGGAGACAAAGAAATGCCAACAACAATAGTCACCGGTCGCGACATAGTATTCACGCTTGCCACCGTTAATTATGACGCACAGACAACTTCAGTCACTCTCGTCAATGCGCCAGTCATTACTACATACCAGACACTTGATGGAAAAGCTTATAAGCACATTGATGATCAGTGGACGCTTAATATGGAGCTTCTTGCAGATTGGGGCGTTGCATCATCACTCTTTGAAGCGATGTGGACTGCGTTCACTTCTGCTCCTAACACTGCACTTGCATTCAGCTTGACAACTGCGACAGGCGCAGTCTTTACCGGCAACGTGTTCCCAGTAGCACCAACTGCTGGCGGAGCTGCACCAGATGCACAGACAGATTCTTGGGCGATGCTTTGCTCAACGACACCAGTAGGCACATTCAGTTAAACTAACAGAAACGGGAGCACAGAATGAAACTACCAATCACAATCGAATACATGTCCGGCGAATCTGCGACCTACACGGCGCAGCCGCCAGAGTGGGCTCGTTGGGAAAAACTCACGGGCAACACAATTTCGCAGGCGCAGGAGAAGATTGGAATCTCTGATCTTCTCTTCCTTGCGTGGAATGCGATGAAACGCGAAGCTGGTGGAAAGCCAGTCAAGGGCTATGAAGTCTGGTGCGAAACAGTGGCAGATGTGCAGGTGGGAAACAACGACCCAAAAGTCACAGAGTCGGAAGTGTAAGTCGATTATTGGTTGAAGTCGCTATTGCGACAGGCATACCGATGGGAGAATGGACTTCGGCAGACGACATCTTGACGGCGATTGAGATATTGGAGAAACGAAATGGCGTTTAAGGCGACGAAAGGGCAAGGAACCTTTCGCATTGAAGTCGAGCCTTATGCGTTAAAGAATCTGATTTCAACACTCAATCTCTTAGACAAAGAAACGCAAGGTCGAGTCCGCGATGCAGCTCAGCCGTTATCTAAACGACTAGCTGGCCAGATTATGATGTTCGGACACGGTTCACCGACTCCACAGACAAAGCTAGTCTTGCAATCGATTGTCACTCCACGCGATCGATTGATTCGCGTTGATATTGGTGGTCCAAAGAAAGTCGGTCGTGCCTATGGTGGACGACCAAGTAAGAGCGGTAAAGGCGCAAAGGTTGGACGCACTCAAGCTCCAGCCGGCGCACTTCTGTGGGGCTCAGAATATGGATCGCGTCCGGGCGTTGATAGAGCTCAACGCAAATACACAAACCGATTCAAGGTTCCATATAATCGCGAAGGATATTGGTTGAATAAAAGCGTGGACTTCTACACTCCAGTCGTTGCGCAGGAGTATATTTCTATCGTTACGGGAATCATCAACGATTTGGGGCTCAAATAATGGCAGGCATTCCAAAGGTAAAGATAACCTTCGATGCTGACTTTGATGATCTCAAAAAAGGCATAAAAGGCTCACAGGCAGAAGTCGAAACCTTTGCCGACAAGGTAGGAGACTTTGGCAAGAAAGCCGCAGTCGCCTTTGGTATTGCCGGAGCTGCAATCGGTGCATTTGCATTAGCCGCAGTCAAAGCCGCAGCAGAAGATGAAACTGCACAAACTAAACTTCAAGAAACTATCCGCAACACTACAAACGCAACTGCGGAGCAGATTGCCGGCATTGATAAATATGTCACGGCACAAAGCATCGCAACGGCAACAACCGATGATGTCATTCGTCCGGCCTTGTCTCGCCTATTGCGCGCAACTGGAGATTTGACCAAATCGCAAGAATTGCTCACATTAAGCCAAGAAATATCAGTAGCCACTGGAAAGCCATTGGAAGCGGTAACAAACGCCGTTGCAAAGAGCTTTGAAGGATCCAATACTGCACTTGGCAAATTAGGCATTGGCATCGACGCTGCAACGCTTAAAACAATGACATTTGATGAAACGCAACAACTTCTCAACAAGACATTTGATGGCTTTATTGAAAATCAATCTGAAACTGCTGCGTTTAAGTTTAAGCAAATCAGTATCGCGGTCGATGAATCTAAAGAAGCAATCGGTGCAGCTCTATTGCCAGTGGTCAAAGAATTGGCAGACTTTATTATTGTCTCAGTCGTTCCAGCGATTGAATCATTTGTTTCTGGATTAACTGGCCAAGATAGTCTTGCCGAAGGTCTTACAGAATCACAGAAAAAGGCCGTTGAATGGGGAACAAAAGTCCGAAACGTACTTGACACAGTTATTGATCTAAAAGATGAATTGATTGCGTTGGCCATTGTTATTGGAACAGTCTTTGTTGTTTCTAAGATTGCAGCCGGTGTCACGGCGACGATTGCATTGATAAAGACATTGATTACTGCATATAACGCGTTGAAAGCATCAGCGATTCTGGCGGGTATTGCTACTGCATTCGCACTTAATCCCTTGTTAGGTGTTGGAGCCGTTGCGCTTGCGGCTGGTGTTCTAGCTGCTGGAAATGCTCTAGCAAATAGAAATGAAGGCGAAACACAATTTGCAGTCGGTGGCGCACCCGGAGCAATTAGCGGTGGCGGCAGTAGCAGTCGCAGTACGGGTGGAATCACAGGCGGCGGAAGCTCAGGCGGTGGAACCAGTAGCGGCGGTGGAGCAACGTCCAAAGTAACATCAGGCATCGCAACGGCGGTTGCTAGTGCAGCTAGGGCAGGCGGAGCCTTTACCGATTCACAAAATGCGGCACGTTTAGCTGCTCAAGGTGGCGGTGGATTCACAGATTCTCAAAACGCTGCACGGATTAATCTCACAGTCAATGGGGCAATTGATGCTGAAGGTACGGCACGCACAATCGTTAAGACTCTCAACGATTCCTTCTATCGTGGCACTGGCGGAGCGTCCGCACTTCAGGCAATCTAATGACGCAGTGGGCTCCAGTCTGGCGCGTTGAAATTGCCGGCGTTGATGTTACCGATTCAGTGCTGGCCAATCTGACTATTACGTCAGGGCGCACAAATATCTATGAGCAGGCTCAAGCTGGTTATTGCTCGGTCAATCTCATTATCTTCAATCAAGCTGCATTACCTTATGAAATCAACGACACAATCTCGATTGAAGTGCAGGACACATCGGCCGTCTATGTGCCAATCTTTGGCGGCTCAATCGTGGACATCTCTGTAAGCGTGTCTCAGGTAGGTTCAACGGCTTACACTCAAGAAGTCACCATCACGGCTCTAGGAGCCCTTGCAAGGCTTCAAAAGGCTCTCACAGATGGCGTCTTGACTCAGGACTTTGACGGCAATCAAATCGAAACAATTCTGCGCGAAGTGTTATTGACTCAATGGCAACAAGTTCCAGCCGCGCTTCAGTGGACTACTTATGATCCAACTACGACATGGGCAACGGTGACAAATAATGGTCTTGGTGAGATTGATACTCCGGGCAATTATGAGCTTGCGCAACGCTCATCTAATCGCACAATTATTTATGACTTAGTCGCTGCGCTCGCCACTAGCGGATTAGGTTATTTATACGAATCGGCATCTGGGCTCATATCCTATGCAGATTCGACACACCGGACGACCTACCTTGCAGCTAATGGCTACACGGATCTCACTGCCAATCACGCTCTAGGGCAAGGCATTACAATTAAGACAAGGGCAGGCGATGTCAGGAATGACATCACCATCAGTTACGGCATTAGCTCAGGCAGTGAAGTCAGCGACACAGATCCGGCATCGATAGCAATTTATGGCGACCTTTCTCAAATCATTACGACGACCATTAAGCATAAAGCCGATGCCGAAGATCAGGCGGCTTTCTATCTTGCACTAAGAGCCTATCCGCAGCCAATCTTTGATTCCATTACTTATGCCTTGACCAATCCAGAGCTAGACAACGCCGATCGTGATGCTCTTATCAACATCTTTATGGGTCAGCCAGTAGCACTCAATGACCTTCCGCCAAATATGTCGTCCGGCACGTTTCAAGGCTTTGTTGAAGGCTGGACTTTCCGCGCTTCTTACAATCAGCTCGACATCACTCTTCTTATGTCGCCATTGGCTTATTCACTGCAAGCCATGCGATGGAATGATGTGCCAATTAACGAGCAGTGGAATACCGTGTCGCCGACTTTAGAGTGGCAATATGCCACAATAGTCTCATAACGAAAGGAAACACTTATGGCAAATCCAACTACGAACTATGGCTTTGTTCTCCCGACGGCGACCGATTTAGTGACGGACTTACCTGCTGACTTTGACGTTGCACTTCAGGGCGTTGATACTAGATTGAAAGCTCTGCAGCCAGGCACGACATTGGGCGATCTTGCTTATTCATCAGCAACGGCTAACACCAATACACGACTTGGAATTGGTAGCACATCACAGGTGCTCACAGTTACCGGCGGCGTGCCTGTGTGGGCAACTCCATCAAGCGGCGGTATGACTTTGATAAGCACAACAACACTTTCAGGTGCATCTATTAGTTTGACTTCAATTCCTGGAACATATAAAAATCTCGTAGTAATGATAAGAAATTATTTGCCTGGAACAAATGGCGAATATGTCATTGGTCAATTTAACACCGATACTGGCACTACATATAGAGACGCCTCTTATGCAGACGCAACAGGCGCACCTGACAGAGCCAATTTGACAGTATCTTTCGAGGCCAGCAACTCAGTAAGCAATTCAACACAGAATTGGACTATTTACGATTATGCCAATACAACGGCATACAAACAAGCAGAAACAATTTCTTGGAATACTAATAAAGTTACTACCGCAAATATGGTTTTTATTCGCCGTATGCACCTTTGGTATAACACGGCAGCCATTACTTCAATACAGTTAAAACCTTCAGGGGGCAATTTCACTTCAGGCACGGCACTACTTTACGGAGTATCATAATGACTAAACCTTCAATCACTATCCATAATGTGGAAACTAATGAAATCATTGAAAGAGAAATGACTTCTGAGGAGTTTAAGATTTACGAAATTGAACAACAGGCTGAAGCCGATAGGAAAGCGGCAAAGTTGAAAGCCGAAGCCGACAAAGCAGCACTACTAGCCAAACTAGGCATCACTGCTGATGAAGCAAAGTTACTGCTTTCATAGTGGAACACTTGACTAAGATTTATCCGGACGGCACTGCTGCACGGATTATCGAAGTTGCACTAGCTGAAGTCGGCACGATTGAGACTGGCGAGAATCTGACAAAGTACGGCAAGTTTACAAAGGCCGATGGATTGCCCTGGTGCGGATCCTTCTGCAACTGGGTCTTTCACACTGCCGGCGTCAAGATTCCGTCAATGGTTTCAACGGCTGCCGGAGCACATAAGATGAAAGAACTAGGGCGATGGATTGAAGATAAACCGCAGCTTGGCGATTTATGCTTTATGGACTTTCCGCATGATGGCATTGATCGCATTAGCCACATTGGAATTGTGGTCAAGGTTGGCCAGACAAGCGTGCTGTGTATTGAAGGCAATACTTCCGGCACTGGAGATCAACGCAACGGCGGAATGGTGATGATGAAGCAACGCTACATCGGCAAAGAGATTGTCGGTTTCGCTAGGCCAAAGTTAGTTCCTTATGCAGGAGAATATCCAGTGGTTGAGCCAATCCAAAAGGCAAAGCCAAAGGAGAAGAAGAAATGAAAGATCTAAAAGCGTTAGCGGCCTCATGGGCGAGAAGCTCTGTTGCTGGCATGTTAGCCGTTTATCTAACAGGCAACACCAATCCAAAAGATTTAGCGATGGGGCTTGTCGCTGGAGTAGTGCCAATGCTCGCGCGTTGGGCTAATCCAAAAGACGTCGCATTTGGTCAGAAGAAGTGAGTGTCGGCGAATGGACGGCGGTGAGTGGGCTTGTTCTTGCGGTGCTCACTGCCATCTATTCGTCAATGAGATTTATGGTGAAGTCGATCATGCGGGAGCTGCAACCGAATGGCGGCAACAGTCTCAAGGATCAAGTCTCTAGAATTGAGCAACGGCTAGATCAATTACTGCTGGAGTTTGCTCTAAAAAAATAGACACGCCGAAGTCAATCTTGAAAATGTCGGCCATCGATGTCACTCTGTCTCTGGGAGCATTCGACAAGGCTCCCACGGGAGCAAAAAATGACATCAGGTGAAATCGGTTTATTCTTGTTTATGTGTCTGGCCTGTATTCTCTGGGCGATTGTGAGCTACACGATGGGCTACAAAGAAGGCCACAAAGAAGGCTATCAACGCGGTCGAGCAGTAGGCCGTCACGCATCAGCTCAGGCGGTGTCCAAATGAGTTTCTTGGAAAATTACGAAGATGTTGCTGCACGCATTCAGCGATTCTGGGCTACGCACAAAGACGGCAAGATTCACACGTCAATCATGGACATCAATTTGGAGAAGGGCTACGTCCTAGTTGAATGCCGTGTATATCGTCATTATGACGATCAGGAGCCAGCAGGCATTGACTATGCATTCGGCAACGTGAACACCTACAACGTCCAGATGAAGAAATGGTTCGTTGAGGACACAGTCACTAGCGCAATCGGAAGATGCGTTGGTCTGGTACTTGGATCTGATAAGCGTCCAACAGTGCAGAATATGCAACAGGTTGAGCGAATTGATTCAAAGATTGTTCAAGATTCTGCCGTTGCTTATGACTACTGGAACACAAAGCATGGAGACGTGCCATCGTTTAAGACACGTGAAGAGGCAGAAGAGGCCGGCATTCCGACTCTTGGAGTAGCTATTGACACCATCAAAGAAACTCTAGGGGGCGTTCAAGTAGCTGCTGCTCCAATGTGCGCTCATGGTCACATGATTTGGCGTGAATCAAAGAAAGATGCACCAAAATCATGGGGCGGATATTTCTGCGTTGAGAAGGTCAAAGCAAAGCAGTGTTCTCCAGTGTGGAACGTTCTCGGATCTGATGGACAATGGCGGCCGCAAGTATGAGCCGCGTCACTGAGATGATTGACGTCGATACGATGATTGGTCGCACTCTCATTGATGGCAAAATCGTTGCAGAGTTTAAGTGTGAGCAGTGCGATCACTGCCAACGCATAGAGATTCTAGATCGTGCCGGTTATCAACGCGATGTCTCTGGCGAGCCAATTCTCTGGTTCTGTGGCAAATGCAGAAAATGACAGTCACGCCCGCCGATGAGTGGGCTATTCATAAACGCGCTAGTGACGTGGTCTTTGCTCAAGAAGCAATACTCGGCGTCATTCAGTATTACAACAAGCTAAACAATCATGAACGCGTGGTCGAATACGCCGAATCACTAGCTGCGGAGTTATGTGTGGCCAGATACTTCGGGCTTGACTACGACATCAATGACAACAAGGGAAAGAGCCGGTCGGACGTTGGCAAGGGCATAGAAGTCAAGTGGACGTCATATCAAGGCGGCAATCTCATCATCTCGCCTAATGATCGTGAGAGTGATGTGGCCGTCTTAGTGGTCGGCAAGTCTCCGGTTTATTACATCGTTGGCTGGCTTCCAGTGTCCTTTGCTAAACGCAAGCGTTTCAAGAATCCACGTCAAGAATCGTGGTGGGTAGATCAAGGCAATCTGAACCCAATCGAAAACTTAGCAAGGAGCGAGTATGCCGCTATTGCGATTTGATTGCTCAATCTGTAAGAAGCTCTATGGTGACGGGCGTAAAGAACACCTAATCACAAAGGGAGCCGAATTGACGATGCACGAATGGTTCGCTCAATGCTCTGGTTGTGGCACATTCTCGGTCAAGTTAGTTGATGATGGGCTGGTGGCTGGCCTTGACTAGTTATCCACATACTTGTCCACAGAAGCCTGTGGACGGACAGACACACCGGGTTCAATCCTTGACAGAATGTCAGTGTGCATTGCTATACTTGAAAGATAATATCTTGAAAATAAAGATAAATAAAAAGAAAATAAATATAAAGATTAAAAATAAAAACTTATTGGCTATTCCTATGTCAATCATCATCTTGACCGTATCAATGACAGTTGAAGCTAAAGCAGCTACACAGACTGATTTACTTAAGCTCTATGCGCATTCCAGGCTAATATCAATGGAGCAATTCAAATGCTTCGATTCATTGATCCATAAAGAAAGTTCGTGGAAAGTCAATGCACGTAATGGATCTCATTACGGCTTAGGCCAGATGAAGAATGCTAAGTACGGGCGACTCGACGGATTCTCGATGATTGATTGGAGTATCCGTTACTGCAAAGCACGCTACGGATCTATGTGCAACGCATGGAGATTCTTTCAGAAACACGGATACCATTGATGGCAAGCGGTAAGCATGAGAAGGTTTACGGGTCAGCTTGGCGCAAGATGAGACGCTACATCTTGGCCAGAGATAGCTACACTTGCCAATACTGCATGGCTCCAGCCAATACAGTGGATCATGTGAATCCAGTGAGCAAGGGC